TTCTGCCGTGGTTCTTTCAGGCGCGGGCAGACAACCCGGACCCGATGGTATTGACTTGGGCGGACAAACTCGACAAACAGAAGTTTGAGGAACGCAGCGGCATCTTGGTTGAGTTTGACGAGGCGTTGGCCATCGCCCGCGAGCCGTTGGCGCCAATTCGTCAATACTGGCTTTCGCTTCCTTCGTCATTGTGCGCGAAGTGCAACCCAACGGACCCGATGTTCGCGCGGCTCGCGCTTGAGAATTGGGTGGATAACGGGATGAAGATGATTGCGGACGCGGAACGGGAGAAGATCAAAAAATGAAACCAGACCATCCAAAATGTGAAGTGTGCGGATGTGCGATTGAACGGCCTCCGTTTTACAAATCAGGAAACAGATTTGAACACGATGGGTGCGACGGTCTTGTTACGAAGAAAGTTCTGCAAGCTGAATTGTTTGCAAAGCAGAATCAAAACCCGCCTGCCATATTTGCATATTCAATAGCAGATAAAATTCACAGGTTGAGCGAAGAATCATTTTTGAAGTTAATTCAAGGGACAAGGAAAACTAGGCTTGGCTGGATACGTTCTGGAGCGTCACAAGAAGATGCTGAAATAATTGAATCAATCGGCTGTTGCGTAAAAAGGCCAATTCCCAGGAGTTTCAGCAATCTATCAAGCAGAGCTGAATCATTTCTGTTAACAAACCATCTTGAAAGAAAATCGAGATTTAAAAAATGGTATTTAAACAAAAAAAGCGCCCGCAACTTTGGAAGAGTAACAGAGCTTGAACTTTGCGAATGGTGCGGCATCAAACCAAGAAGGAAAAAGCGAAACGCAACGCAATTGGAAATAGAAAAGTTGCGCAGAGAAATAAGGAGACTTAAGTCAAATGAAACCCGAACTTGAGCTTTCCTTACGGCGCGCCGTTGTCTCACTGGTGGAACCGCCACCAAAGGAAACCAAGTCGGAATGGTGTTGCCGTGGTAATCTGGTTATTCCTCCGCCGTCGTCATCTCCGGGGCCGTTCTCATTGGCCGGCAGGGAATACGCGCGCGAATACATAGACGACTTTGGCAACCCGCTCGTAACGGATATGGCCTTATGCTGGGGAAGTCAAACGAGCAAGACGACTTCCACAATGGCTGGATTGGCAGCGAGCATATCCACAGAAGCATTGGCGGCGATATGGGCCATGCCGAACCGCGACCTTGCAAAGTCATTCTCCAAAACTCGATGGATGCCGTTAGTTGAGGCATCGCCAGGAATGCGCGGATTGATTCCACGCGGGGCAAGGCGACACGATTTTGCTTCGCTTGAGCAAAGACTTGGGGCGTCTCTACTCAACTTCGTTTGGAGCAATTCGCCGGCGGCATTGTCTTCGCGTCCGGCTCCGTTGGTGATTCTGGACGAGGTTGACAAGTTCGGGCAGGCGAACAAAAGCGAGGCGGACGCGTTGAATCTGGTGGAACAACGCACGAAGGACTTCTCCAACCCGAAGCGAATCAAGACCAGCACGCCAACACTTTCGGATGGATTGATTTGGCAAGAGTTCCTGAAGGGCGACCAGCGAAGGTATTTCATGCCGTGCCCGTCGTGCGAAAAGCACGTCATATTCGCATGGTCAAAGTCATTCACCATTCTGAAAATGACGGGCGCGGAAGCGTTCGTTGTTTGGGACAAGGAATCGAAACGGCAGGACGGGACATGGGATTTAGAACGGTTGCGAAGATCCGCGCGGGCGGAGTGTCCGCATTGCGGGTTTCATATTCGCGACGGGCACAAGACAAAGATGATTCGCGAGGGTGTGTGGAAGGCGACCAATGCGAATGGGCGCGCGTCGTTTCGGAGCCGTCACTTGCCATCGCTTTACGCGGCATCGCCCGAGACTTCTTTCGGAGCATTGGCAGTGAAGTTCATTGAAGCGCGGCAGTCTCTTATGGGCTTGCAAGGATTCATCAATGGCGAGCTTGCTGAACCTTGGGAGAGTCAAGAGAACGCGACAGAACGACTTGAGCTAATATCTCGACCAGACGCGCCAGCCATGGAAGGCAAAGGCGCAATCATGCTTTCGTCAGACTTTCAGGCGACGGGAGCGAAACTGCCATGGGTTGCGCGCGAGTTCGTTGTCGGTGGTCATTCGAGACTTGTTGCGTTTGGATTCTGCGAAACATTCCTACAGTTGCGAGCGGTTCAGTTGCACCTTAAGATTGAAGATGACTTGGTGATGATCGACTCAGGCCACGAAGCCACCACTGTCTATGAGGAATGCTTGCGCTACGGAAAGTTCGCACCGTTCGTCAATTCAATTCCTGAATGGTTTGGCTGGCATCCGTGCAAAGGTCGTGAGGCAACGGCATTCTGGAAAGACCCGAAGAGCGGCGGGCGTCGATTGTTCGGTGTCGTCTCAACTCCACTGCCGCACAATAAGTTTCGATTGCCAATGCTTGAGTTCAACGGGCCGGCGTTGAAGGATGTTCTTGAGCGATTGAGGCGGCGCGAGACTTTGATTCGTTGGGAGCTTGTCGAAGGCATCGACGAAGAAATGCTGGAATGCGGGGCGACAATCTACCGAAGCGTTACGGCGGAATACTTCAAGCATCTGGATTCTGAAGTGAAGATTGCGAGTTACGATCATCGCACAAAGAGAGTCAAGCACGAGTGGAGACAACGCTCGAAGACCTGGCCAAACCATTTGAGAGATGCAGAGCTTCAGATGTTGGCGGAGGCGATGCGGAGAGGCTTACTTACTTTAACGCCAGCTATTCTTAAACCGGAGGAAAAACCCAAACAATGAATCCAGAACCCGAGCCGCTCCTAACGTGCAAACAACTCGCCGGAATAATGGGCAGGAACGTTCGCTACGTTTACGACGCGAAGCGGATGGGGTTCAGAATGGTGGGCGGTGTGGCAACTTTCAGATCGTTTGAAGCGTTCCTAGTTCGCAATCCGCCACCGTCAAGGCTTCGCAACTCTCTTTTACGTAGTCACAAATAGTCCGATCACTTTTATAGACTTCAAGCCACAAAGCGAAGTATCCATGCTTCGTGGCTACGCTATCAACTGAGTTCAAGCGATTACTCGCGAGGGGTATTCGTTGGGACGCTGCTGACAACGGGCTGACGTTTGAACAGGCTTTAAAGGCTGCTTGCCGCGCGCGACTGTCCGAAAACCAAGATGGTCGGATTCTGATTGGAACCGCTGGCAACGGGGCTTCAGTTACTTTCGCCCTTCCACAATCTGACGCGAACCTTTCTCCTGAAGCCATCGTCTCAGCCGCTTCTGGGCTTTACGATTCATACACCACTTGCCGCGCTGACATCATCGCCGCCGGCACAACTTCACCTTCCGATGATTTGATTCTTTCAGAGATGCTCGCGCGGCTTGTCATTCGCCGACAATCGAGAGACGACTTTTCCCTTGTGAGGATGCGATGAAAACTCAACATCGACCCAAGAACAAGGCGGTTTCAGCCGTTGCCAAAGCGGTGTTCAAGGTGATGAACTACCTAGCTTGGGAAGCTGGGATGAAATGGGTTTATGACCCGGATCGTGGGCAGGTTGGATACTGGCCACACTCGGGACCGCAAGACCCGATTGAGGCGAATGACCTTTCATCGCGCCTTGAACTGATCCGCAAAGTTCAGGAATACGAGCGGAACAACGCTGTCGTTAATCGGTTGCTGGACGTGTTTGAGCTTTTCACAGTTGGGGCCGGCGGAATGCCGATCCTTCCTGCGTCTGGTGATGAGCGGTGGAATATCGCGCGCAAAGCGCTCTGGGACCGTTGGTGTCAGATTCCAGACCTGACAAGCCTTCAATCGTTTCCAACGATGCAGAGCTTGTGTGCGCGACGGTGGCCGGCAGACGGTCGCATCTTGGTTAATCTCACACGGTCCGATACGCCTTTCCGGCTTCCGGGCAACAGCAGGCCACAGTTTCATCCTCGCATTCAGTTGATCGAATCGGCGCGCATTCAAACGCCTTCAAACCTTCGTGGCCGTTCGGATGTCATTGACGGGATTCAAGTCGATTCAAAGGGCCGACCAATCGCTTACCATTTTACCGAGCGCGTCGGGATTCCTGACGTTTCGCTTGGGATTACGTTGGGAGAGAACCGATTCACTTCGAGGCCGGCAGAATTCATTGTTGATATCTCGGAGCCGATGCGTCCGGGTGAATACCATCCAATGCCTTTGTTTTCGCCGGTTTTGAACGATATTCAAGACCTTGACGAGCTTGCAAAACAGGCGAAGAAACGGAGCAAATCGCGTGGCAAAGTCGGATTGGTTTTCAACACGGAAACGGGCGAGATTCCTGACCCTGAATTGGTCCGAAACATTCGATACTCTGAACAAGGAGAACTCACTTCGACGGGCGACACGTTCACAAAAGAACGGCTGGAAGAGTATCAGCGTGTGTTGGGCGTGGCGAACATCGCCCTAAAGACAAACGAGAAAGTCACTGAGATTGGCGCCCAGTCACCAAACGAGATTGAGCAATCGCATTGGGACATCATCGTCAATAGAATCTGCGCCGGGTTCGGTGTGAGCAAGTTGCTTCTGTTTCCGAACTCAATGCAAGGCACGGTTGTTCGCGCAGACCTTGATATCAGCAACATCTTTTTCCGTGCACGCTCGGCGGTGTTGCAAGAGAAGTTCCTGAAGATTTACGAATACGTGACGGATCAGGAATGCCAATACGAGCCGAGCATTGCTGACCGTCCGCCCGATTGGCAAAAGGCTTCCATTCGTTCTCCGCGCGGTTGCAACGTGGACGTGGGCCGCAACTCCCAAGCGATGATTGCGGAATACTTGAACGGCATGCGTTCGCTCCGATCCATCTACGGAGACTTGGGCCAAGATTGGCGCGAAGAGATTGACCAGATTCAAAACGAAAAGGCTTACATCATGGCCGGCGAAACCAAGCGAATGCTTGCGCCTGGAACTACGCAGAGCGCCATTTCAGAAGCCTTGCAAAACGAAATGGCGGATGAGGCTGAAGACACGGCTAACAACGACAAAATTGACGAGGCAATCACTAATAGCGGGGCAAATCGTTTCACGCAATAAGCGCATGACCAAAGAAATGAAAACGACTTTTAAAAAGGAACTCGCTGAGGCGATTGTCCGAATACAATTTGAGAAGGCGAAATCGCGGACGGACGCTACAAAAATTCGTGACGAACTCGGCGGGATCGCGTTTCGCCCTCAAAATTTAACGCATCGAATTGTGAACGGTCCGAAGGATGCGCCGGCGCGGCCATACTTCACGATTCAGAACGGGCCGGATGCTAGCACGACCGAAGTCCTTATTTACGGCGTGATCGGCGAAAGCTGGGATGGTGAAGGAACGGACGCGAAAGGGTTCGTTGATGCGTTGGCGAAGATTCCTTCCACGAACAATCTCAAGGTTCGGATTAACTCTGAAGGCGGAAACGTGTTCGATGGAATGGCCATCCGCAACGCACTAAAGAGCTGGAAAGGCCGAGTTGACACTCACAATGATGGACTCGCTGCCAGCATCGCTTCGGTAATCCTTCTTTCGACAGCAAATGGGGGCAAGGTCCATTGCGCGAAAGAATCCAGCACAATGATTCACCGGGCTTCCACTATGGCGTGGGGGACCATTCCTGACATGCAAAAGGCCATCGCTGCTCTTGAGAACTGCGAGAAAAACATTCTTTCGGTATATGCCGAAAAGACGGGCAAGACCTCCGACGAACTCGCGGCGGCAATGGAAAAAGAAACGTGGTTCACGGGTCCGGAGTGCATGGACTACGGAATGTGCGATGTCATCACTGACTGCGCGCCGGTCAAAAATACTTTCAATCTTTCGGGGTTCAAGAACGTTCCTGAACACTTCCGAAAACTCACCAACTCCGCTGGGAATTCGGCGGGCAAACAGACAGCAATCATGAACAAAGAAAAAATTGTTGCCCTGCTGAAAAAGCATGGGCAAACCGTCGATGAGAACTCGACGGTCGAACAGTTGGAGGCGCAGCTTGATGCTGTGCTGACGGCCAAGGCGAAGACGCCCGCCGCTCCAACTCCAACCGCTCAACCGGACGCTTTGGCGACCATCACGGCGCAACTGGCGGCCATTACCGCGCAACGTGACTCCGAGAAAAAGGCGCGCATCGAAAACGCTATCGACGGCTACGTTGCCGAACGGCGCGTGCCAGTGGCGCAAAAGTCGTTCTGGGTCAAGCAGGCCATGGCCGATGAATCGGTTCTGGAGAATCTGGCCACGATGCCGGTCAATCTCCCGCCTCAAGGCATCTCGGTTGAATGCACCGGCGAGAGCATTCGCGACATCGCCAACCACGCGAAGAATCTCGGCAAAGAAGTCGGCATCTTGGCTGCTCAAGGTGA